TAGCACTAGTAGATGCTGCAATCATTGCTGAATACGAAGACTGTACAAGAGAAGCCTGTGCTGGAGTAATAAACGTCCACGAACCATTTGAATAGTAGCTACCGGTGGGCAGGCTGTTCTTGTTATTCTGTCCTGCACGATAAATTCTGCCAAAGTATTCTACGTAATCACCCTGCATATAACTTACTGTAGAACTCCACACAGGGAACTGCTCTATGGGATTTCCATCAAGAACCGTATTAGGCGTATCAGCCGTTGTGTAGTAAATAGGCAACCAGAAACTGTTATCCAGATTAGGGGCTACAGCCCCATGAGGCTTCGCGGGACCTGAGGGCTTTAGAGCTTTGTAGTAGTATCCGTCTGTGAAAAGAACAAAACTATTTATCTCATAATTAACCACAGCTGAATAGTTAGGTGTAGTTAAAGCAGACACACTGGCTATGTTATATGTACCTGTAGCTGTTTGATTAGAGACGATAGCATTCCAATTATTAATTGCTGTATCTGTAGGGTGTGGAAGACTGGTCATAATTCCGAGAATAGACCCAGTAGTGACTACACGGGTATGCCAAGACCATGTGGAATACTGACCTGTACTGGGATTCTTATTAATTGTGGTATCCAGTACCTGACTCTGTACCTGCCACCAAGTGTTACTTGAGTTGATACCTGTAGGCGCTTGTGCCTGGCCTACGGACTGAACCAAATTCTTGTAATTATATCCGTTGTACTGGACAAGATTATTTACGAAGTAAGTAGTATTCGAACTCCATGAATCATAGCTGGGATGACTGAAGGAAGTCTGGTCCCCGTTATTCATTATATTAGGACCGTAGGTAATATCCGAATCCCAGCCACTCAGTTCAGCAATCAGATTATGAATGCTCTGAGTCTCTCCCTTGATGCGATAGTTTACGGCAGCATTCTTTATACGCTGTCTTCTCTGCTGTGGAGTAGAAAGATAATCAGTGTTTACCCCTAACTGCTGTCCTAGTATATCCAGGGAAGTAGCAGAGACAGTGTCTACATTATTTAGATTCAGATATGAATCATATTGTGCCTTGAGAATATCCAGACCGAATCCAAAAAGAGATTCATAATGATAAAGAGCAAGGTTATCAATAGTTGTATTAGAGAACGTATCTGACGTAGTTGTCTTGTAAGGCTGCGGAGTTCTGTCGTAGAGTCTTTGTGTGTATCCTTGGTCCCCGAGCGCCAGAGAGGCTGTAAAGCCCGCTGGATACCATGTAGGGAGGTAGTCTGAGGGAGACCAGAAGGAAGAACCAGCAGTAGGCGTATGGTTAGTATTCCCATTCTGGATACTCGTCCAGTAAAGTCCGTTGTACAGAACTTGCTGATTCAATACGTAGGTGGTACCCGAATTCCATGTGGGTGCCTCAATAGAGATAAACATGGAATAGTAATAGATTGTTCCAGAGTCAAGTCCAGGATCATCATAAGTTCTTACAATGGTTCCTGGATAAATAGTAGTAAGTACTACTCCATCTTCAGGTCTATTGGGATACCCATACGTGCTTCTTACCAGCTCCATCAACTTCCATGAAGTGGTATTAGGAGAAGCCCAAGAAAGTACGATATCTCCATAAGCTGATTGCTTGGCAGTAAAGGGTGCAATGCTGTAATCAGCAGGCTGCGAATATCCATAGGTCGCCAGACCATAGATATCAACACCGTATCCTTGGCTCATTTAAACTCCTTGTTGTTAAGCTGGTAAGTCTCTTTGATAAGTAACAGTGGCAAAAGCCGTAGCTATTAAATTACCTGCATGATAAACACTTTGATATGCGCGAACATAAACAGAATTTCCCTTGCGCCAAGGCAAAGTTATAGAACATGACTGACGTATAAAGTCCTGGAAACCAACCGGAGCATAATCTGTCTGACATGTGATGAATGAATTAGTACCAGTGAACTGCGCCTCTACTTGAAGCTTTCCGTTTCTGTCAAACGTAGGAAGCAGATTAGCCGTTACTATGTTGTCTCTGTGCCATCTGATATAGAAATCAAAATGATAGATGCCATCTCGCTGGCAGGTAATATTGGTTCCGCCATTCCACATACCATGAGTATCTGCGATCTTTGCATTCCATGATGGAATCTTATCAGTGTTATATGCAACCGACATGTTATTGGCTACTACACCCACGTAAGGATTTTCCAGTCCTCTTCTCACTGCTGAGATTCTAGAACTGACATTGGTATATGTCTTTAAAGAATTATCAATAGTTTCTGTTTGAGGACTGACGCCCAGGGTTGTCTGTACAGCTCTGATCTCATCATAGGAAACATTGACATCAGCAGCCTCTACCAGCTCTGTGTAGTCTTCTCGGTATGTGAACGTCTTAATTGCTGAAGGATAAACCGCTACCATGTCATTCTCCTTAGGTAGTCGCTGTTACAGTAACGATAATATTACCAGCAGTAGGCAGCTCATAACTTCTCATGAGAATATCAGCAGCTCCTGATTGTGTTGCATCGCTTCTGACGAATAGAGGAATAGTAACATATTGAACACCTGGAATAGTGTACAACGTTGAGTAAACTGCACTTAGACTTACTCTTCCACCCAAAGTCACATTAGAGGGTGCGAATAAACTCTGGATAGCCTGTACAGCTAGAATCTGAATAGACGTAGGATTGTATCTGGAACTACATCCGATAATAACAGGACTTCCTGAGGAACCAACGTTAATAGGAACTTGTGTAGCCGCTACGCAGGTAACAGTTGTTCCTGCTAAAGATCTTTCCTGTAGGTACGCAGTCACAGTATCAAGGGTCGTTTGTGTAGGAATAGTGTTTCCCTGCCCAGTTATATAAACTGTTATGTTCTTATACGTATTAGCTACAGCCTTAGCCTGAGAAACAACAGGTAAAGACATGGCAAGATTTCCATAATCCGTCAAAGTCACTGCACGCTGCTGAGTAGTAAAAGCAATAGGTGCATTAGCTCTGATCTGGTCAATAGTCTCCGCTGCTGTTCCACCACTGGTAGCACTGGAAGAAGAAATAGAGATACCTGTAATAGCCGAAGCAATATCAACAATAGAATTTGCTGACAGATTACCTATGGTTCCTCCACCTACACGATAGTTCGCATAAATATTTAGACCAGAAGCAGGAATAGCACCGTTTATACCATCACCAAAATGAATAGTGACAACACCATTAGCATCTACTGATTGAGACCATGCCAGATCTGAGGAACCTGACTGCTGAAGAGACTGCACGTTATTCCACGGATTGATAGGATCTTCACCACTAGTACTTCCAAAAGCTGGGTTCTGTACATAGATAGTAATAGACCCACTGACTACTGGATTACTGGCCAGAGTAAACGCCTGTAATTCGGAACCATCGGACGAGCCAATAAGCTCTGTAGTAATAGCGAATGGCGAAGTAGTTGAATTACCTATGGTAAATGTTGCAGAACCTTGTGTAACTCCTTGTACTACAGGTGCTGAAATAGTTCCGCCAGAACCTGGAACAGTTACAGCAGAACTGGTTTCAAATATAATTGGTCCATTAATGCTGGATACATAGTTAGTAGTCACCTGCGTAGCAAGAGGAACCACTACAGCACCGGAAGTAATATCTGTTACGAAAGTAGCTGTGCCGGTAGCTGCCAATGCCTGTCCTGGTGTATAACCAAGGAGTGCTGCCAGCTGAAGGACAGAAGAAAGCTGAGTAGCTGTGCCTATGTATGCTTCAGATACTATACGGTCACCATAGTAAGAAAGAACATCTAGTTCTCTGGCAAGAGACTCCAATAGCATGACTTCAAGACTACCAGGATTCTGGTTAGTCCATTCTGGAAAAGCTGTAGTAGCAAAATCCAGCATGGAATTAATAAATCCTGTGTAGTCTTTACTTGTATAGTCGATAGCTGGAACACCGTTAATTGTAGCCATTTGTTCTCCAATTCTTAACCATTACCACTAACAGTCACCTCTTTCACTGTTCCTCCTACTTCTACGGTCACTACATTGGCTACAGAACTTGCAGCAGCTGCTTGTAGGATTGGACGGTAATTTACATCTACAGCTGCCACGCCATCATTAGCCTGGTCTGTCTTAGGCAGTACAGAAACAACTTCGATACCAGGCTCGTATATATTGAGCTGCTGGGTAACCATATTACTCAGTTCAGTAGCAATAAGATTATTATTGGGATCAAAAAGAAGACGAGAAAGGGGTAGTCCCATTTCAGCGCGCATGGCCCTTTCGCCCACCTCTGTGGACACGATGGCATCGATTCTCTGAGACACCTGTATGTTGGTATCAGTCTCTACTGATACAGAGCCGTTTTGTAAAACGGAAAAAGGAATGCTTATCTGTGTACCCATATATTTATTATCCCCTATTAAGAAAGATTACCCAGCGGAAATTTACCATTGATAAATACTTCGTCATTAGCTGTAGGAGTCTGACCTGAGGCACCAGCTGAATAATTTACTGCTCCAGTATCGGTAACTTGAACCAGCATAGGTGTGCCGTTACCGCCCGCAGGGGATAAGTTAGCTGTAATAAATCCTCTAAGCGGGGGAGTATATGCTGGTGGCAGCGTAAATATTGTCCCTGTTGCCCCAGTCGTTGTTTTAGCACACCCGTAAATC